AGACCTTAGATGCGGTGTTTCAGTTAAGACAATTAATAACGTTCAGAAAGGAACAATTCCTGTATTTCAATGTATGCTTGCTCACAGCGGTGACAACAATCCAAAAAGAATTACAGGTGATGTTGTTGTAGAATACAAATATGACGGTGTGCGAGCAATCGTTATCGTCAAGAATGGTAATGCAACCATTTATTCAAGGAATGGTAAATTACTATCAAACTTTCCACATATTGAAGAAGCCTTCTCTCATCATATGTTTGACAACTTAGTATTCGACGGTGAAGTTATGTCGGATGATTTCCAAACATTAATGAAACAAGTACATAGAAAGAAGGATGCTCAAACTGAAGATGCATATTTTGCATTATTTGATTTCTTACCTCTTGACGAATTTAGGACAGGAGGTAGTTCGTTGCCTTTAACGAAAAGAAAAGAATTACTAAAAGGGTTTGAAAGATCCGATTACTTTAAAGACTGTATCCGTCTGCTTGAATATAAAACACTAAATATTGAAGATGATGCTGACAAATTTGAAGCAATGAATAAAGAGGCAATTGAAAAAGGTTATGAGGGTATTATGGTCAAACCTATCAACGGTCTTTACGAATGTAAAAGATCTTACGGTTGGTTGAAAATGAAACCTTATATTGAAGTAACACTTAAAGTCATTGACATTGAAGAAGGAACAGGAAAAAATGAAGGAAGCACAGGAGCTCTCATCTGTGAAGGTACCGATGAAGGCAAACATATCAAAGTTAGTGTGGGTACAGGTCTTAGCGATGCTGACCGGGATGGTATTTGGAATAACCCTAACTCTGTACTTGGTCAATTAGTAGAAGTTAGAGCCGATGCAATAACAAAAAGTCAAAACAGTGAAGACGTATATAGTTTACGTTTTCCAAGATTTAAAACTTTTAGAGGCTTTGAGCCGGGGGAGAAAATATGACGCAATATGATAACGCTGTTGAAAAACAAAGAACCATGTTAAAAGCAGAAGAATGGTCTATGCAAGTAAAATCTTTACATGTTCATGGATTTAATTCTATGTGGTATGACGACCATCCTGAAGATACAGCAGATGGTAAAATGGTTACTGACGTGGAGTATAATTGTGGTCTGATTAAAAGATCACAAGATGGTAAGCCGCTTCGTACTTTTGGTACTGAACTAAAAGGTGAAGCTCTTCTTGACGCATATTGTAAAAATACATGAGAATTATATCATTACTATTACTTAGTTTGATATTTGCATCACCGTTATTATTTTCTCAAAGCCCTGAAGTTCGAAAGCCTATACGCATTGACATTGATTATGTTCTCTCCGCAGGAGAACACTGCATGGCGCTTAACATTTACCATGAAGCGAGATCTGATAACCTAGCAGGTAAATTTGCTGTTGGTGATGTTGTGTTAAACCGCGTATATGACACTAGATACCCTAATACTATTTGTGATGTAATATATCAGGGCGACCACAAACCCTCCTGGAAGGACCCTACAGTGTTAGTACCTATAAGGAATAGGTGTCAATTCAGTTGGTATTGCGATGGAAAGTCTGATGATCCTTACGATAGCGATGCTTGGAAAGAATCAGTTTTGATTTCAGTTCAGCTTATCAACGATAGTAGATTCCGTGGTATTACTGAAGGAGCCACTCATTATCACGCCGATTGGATTGAACCATATTGGGCACCATCTCTTAGTGCTATCGGCAGTATAGGTAGTCACGTATTCTACCGAGACGATTTGGATAAATAATTCCATAATTAGATTATGGAGTACATTATGAAATTTGCTGGAGTGGATTACAGTTTAAGTAGTCCAGCAATTTGCATACATCAAGGTAAAGAGTGGAGTTATGATAACTGTACCTTTTATTATTATGTGAAGCAAAAGAAATTGCTACAAGGTGAGAAAGGTCAGTATCAAGCAACGATATATCCTGACAATTGGAAAACCGACCAAGAGAGATATGATATGCTTGGATCGTGGTCTCAAGACAAATGTTTTGATTGTGACTTTGTTGGAATTGAAGGATATGCGTTTGGAGCGGTAGGTAGAGTATTTCAAATCGCAGAAAATGCAGGTTTGTTTAAACATAAATTATATGAAAAGGAAATACCTTTCGCAGTATATGCTCCAACTGTAATTAAGAAGGTCGCAAGTGGCAAAGGTAACGCAAATAAAGAAAAAATGATTGAAGCGTTTGAGGAAGAAGTTTCTATTGACATTCGCGAAAAATGTGGTATAATAAACAAATCATGGAATCCAATTACTGATATCGTAGACGCCTATTATATTTGTAAGTATGGATTCTATCAAGAAAACGGTATAACAGATGATAGTAATATTTAACGGACCCCCAGCTTCAGGCAAAGATGAAGCAGCAAGCTTATTCAAAGAAATGTTTGGATTCGGTAACCTATCTTTCAAGTATCAACTATTTAAAGAAACAGTAAAACATTTTCAGGTTGATGAAAGATGGTTTATGCAAGGTTATAATGATAGAGAGCAAAAGGAAAAGAAAGAAGTTGCTTTAAACATGATGTCTCGTAGAGAGGCAATGATTCATGTATCCGAAGACATTATCAAACCAAAAGAAGGATTAGATTACTTCGGTAGATTAGTTGCTGAAGAAGTTGAAGACGGCAAACACTATGCAGTAGCAGATGGTGGATTTGTTGAAGAGCTTGAACCTTTGATTGAAAAAGTCGGAGCAGATAACATTGTTATTGTTCAGCTCACAAGAGACGGTTATGATTATTCAACGGATAGTCGTAGATATTTCAACGGTAATCTAATCAAAGAATATACTATTAATTTTGAGACAAAAATTGATAAAGCATATGTACTCAGTGAAGAGATGGATATTAAAACATATAGAGTACATAACAACGGCGCAGTAAGGAACTTTCATTCAACCCTTATTGATATTTACAATGAACTTAATGAAGAGTACAACCTTGATTACATTAACGGACAAACTGAAGAATCTACCGAAGCCGAACATAATCAATCTGAAGACGTGTAAAGATCGTAAAGCCTGGACAGAATCAGAATTTTTAAGACACGGTGTTAATGACATACGTGTCCATTCGTATGATAGATATGAAGAAGGAGTTTCAATTCCTTTCGTTGGTGATCCTGACATTGTGAACGCCACTACAAAAGGCGTTACATCTTCTCATTTACTTACAATAAAATGGTGGTTAGAGAATACCGACGAAGAGTATGGTTTATTCTTTGAAGACGATCTTGACTACGAAATCCTAAAGTATTGGAATTTTACTTTAGAAGAATATATTGAAAGATGTGATCGTTGGGATTGGGGTTGCTTACATATGTGTAATGTATTTGAATATCCTTACGATGTTAATAACGAATACATTCCTATGGTTCCTAGAAAAAGAAATCTTTGGGATCATGGATTACAAGCATATGCATTGAAAAGATGGTATGCACAAAAGATAGTGGACTATTATTTCCCTGAAGATGATGGCAACATTCATTACAAGATGCCATTAGGTTCACCAATTACGACTGAAAATAATGTTATGCATGGATTCGGTTTGGTAATTTCTTTTCCATTATTCAACCATAATGTAAAGGACTTCAGATCGAAGAATATATATTATTATAACGAACAAGCAAGTTCGGCATTCTATTCCTACGAGTTCCTTGAAGCTTGGTGGGAAGAGAAAGGTCAATGGTTATCCCTTGATGGAATATTTGACAACGAACGTGAAGAACACAAAATATATGGAGTATTATAATGAGTTGCATTTATAAAGGCGAAATCATCGAGTCAGAATTGTCTGCCAATTCAAAAGGCGGAACTGAAATGATGAGACAAAGATTAGTTGATAATGTCGGAAAAGAAATATTAGAAAAAGTCGCAGTCCACTTATCAAGACCGAGAGAATTATACGATGACGTACCAAACATCCTTTGGTGTCATGATTTAGCAGAAGACCCAGAAAACAAAATTTTAAGAGACGGTGGTTGGGATAAATTCCAACACTTCGTATTTGTTACTGCATGGCAAAGAGATCAGTACATTCTAAGATATGGCATTCCATACTCAAGATGTTCTGTTATTAATAATGCGGTAGAGAAAGTATACAATCCAACAAAGCAAGACGTTGACCAAATCCGTTTCATCTATCACACAACACCACACCGTGGACTTGAACTTCTTGTACCTGTATTTGAAGCCTTAGCAAAAGAAGATGATAATATTCATCTTGATGTTTATTCAGGCTTTGAGATTTATGGTTGGGAACAAAGAAACGAAGCATATAAGGGATTGTTCGAAAGAATTGAACAACATCCTAATATGACTTATCATGGTGTTAAATCAAACGAAGAAGTTTTAAAAGCTCTTGATGAAGCTCACATATTCCTATACCCAAACATTTGGAAGGAGACATCTTGTATCGCATTGATTGAAGCAATCAAATCGCAATGTATTTGTATCCAT